CGTAAACCTGAGTGGGTGTAATGAAAGCAATTAGGGTTGATGTGAAAACCCAAGTCACTGTCCTCATCAACGAGGATGATGATTACTGGGCAATCAAACACAATGCAATGCAACAAGTGCATGATGATATTCACTGGCACTTAAAAGATAAATTTCTTATTAATTATTCTCAATGAAAACTACTTTGACAGTTAGTAATGATGGAATTTTGACCTTCACAGAAGAACTACTCCAGGAAACTGGATGGAAAGAAGGAGATATGTTAGAATGGATTGACAATGGAGATGGAAGTTTTACACTCAAGAAACACATTAGTGATGTCTCGTAATGTTTATTGAATATGAATATAAACAGATAGAAGTTCCTCAAGAAATTCTTGAGTTTTGTGACTACTTTACTTATGATGCAACCCGTGAGGATTTGCGGTATATTGATTGTGTCTACATGAATATGGGTTTTTATGGTAATGATCCGGTAAAGTTGCAAGAGACTAGGAAAAGAATTATGCCCATTTTTGACTAAAAATTTTATTATGAACAAAACTGATTTCCTCTGGGTTGAGAAATATCGTCCTCAAACTATTGAAGATTGTATTCTCCCCGACTCTGCCAAACAGATGTTTAAGCAGTTTCTAAATAAGAAAGAGATCCCCAACCTTCTACTTTCTGGTCCTCCTGGTGTTGGCAAGACAACGGTTGCAAAGGCTCTTTGTAATGAATTAGGAGTAGACTATTATGTCATTAATGGATCCGATGAGGGACGATTCTTGGACACGGTACGGAACCAAGCCAAGAACTTTGCTTCGACCGTATCACTTTCTGCAACTGAAGCGAAGCACAAAGTCATCATTATTGACGAAGCTGATAACACAACCCACGACGTACAACTCCTTTTACGGGCGAATATTGAGGCATTTTATAACAACTGTAGATTCATCTTTACATGTAACTATAAAAACAAAATCATCGAACCCCTCCACAGTCGATGTGCCTGTATCGACTTCTCCATTACGGGAAAACAAAAACCAACCATCGCTGCAAAGTTTTTCGGACGTATCCAAGAAATCCTGGATACAGAAGGTGTTGAATATGATAACAAGGTCCTGGTAGAACTTATTAACAAACACTTTCCAGATTGGAGACGTGTTCTAAATGAGTGCCAACGGTACTCTGCAGGCGGTAAAATCGACTCTGCAATTCTTGCTGAATTCTCCGACATCAATACTAATGCATTGGTTAAGAAACTTAAGGAAAAAGATTTTCCCGAAGTACGTAAATGGGTTGTCAATAACCTGGACAATGATACTACTGTCATATTGCGTCGTATTTACGATGCTTGTTATGATTCCCTGGTTCCGAATAGTATTCCTGCTGCTGTGCTTGTCATTGCTAAGTATCAGTATCAAGTGGCATTTGTGGCAGATCAGGAAATAAATCTTCTTGCAGCATTGACTGAAATCATGGTGGAGTGTGAATTCAAATGAGACAAGATAAAATTGACACACAGGGTATGAGTCTTCCTGGTAAATCAAAGAAACCAAATAGTTATGATCCTATGCCAGTAAAGCACCGTACAATCTTCACTCCAGAAGAACGTATTGAGTTGAAGCAGATTATCAACGAAGCACTTGATGAGAGAGAAAAAAATGAAGCATCGTGATAACTATTACGTCAAGTTTGATGATGATGAACTACGACAGATCTTGAAAGAGATTAGTAACGAAGAAGTTAAAGAAAGAATAAGGAGCGCATTGGGGGAGACTGTTGATCCTATAGATAAGTTCCACGCAACTATCGCATATTATAATGAAGTTTAAAGCATTAGTATTTGTCCGACTAAGATCACAGGTTGATGACTCAGCAGGTAATGCTGTGAGAGATGCCTGTAAGAGATTGTCCGAGTTAGATATCAAGAAACTTAGATTGGGTAAGGTCATCGACGTTTGGTTGGAAGCAGAGACCAGAGAGTATGCTGAGAAGGAACTTGAAATGTTATCTGATAGATTTCTTGCCAATACAGTCATGGAAGACTGGGACTATGACTTGACTGAGATTGAAAGTTTCCCCCCAGGTATTGAATAATGCCACATGAATTCGACCCATGCGAAGCACCTATTGAAGGTGAAGTTGATAAGTGGGGGTTTACAATCAAACCCACCATATGCGATAATGAGGTTATCATTAGATGCCTTAAGAATGCCCCTTGTGGTATTGACAAAAAACAAGCAGAACGATTGATTAAACATTATGAAAACCAAGATTAAAGCACAAGTAAAATCTAAGTGGTACTACATTTTTTGGGGAACTGCTACAGTATCAGTTGTCCTTGGACAATTGTATGTTGGCACTGGATATCGCGTTCTGCATAGTGATATGCGAGAACTACTTAATAAAGTTGATGGAGTCCTGCTCCATGTAGAAGAACCGTCCACCAACTACCTTTTTAATTATGATTGATGTAAAACTGATTCGTATTGTTACTGGTGAAGAAATTATTGCAGAACTAGTTTCTCAAGATGAAAATACTATTACGGTAAAGAATGGTCTTGTAGTTCTTCCTAGTGCTCAGAATGTTGGATTCGCTCCTTGGGCAACTGTCATTAGTAAAGAGAACCCCGAGATTACAATGGATATGCGACATATAGTTTATGTCGCAGAAGTTGAAGAAAATGTCGGAAAGAAGTATAATGAAATGTTTGGGAGTAAGTTGATTACTCCTGATAGTAAGAAATTGATTGTTTGATATGCAATTAGAACTTGATGATGCAATTTATGCAGCTGACAAATTCATCGATTACTTCTCTAACATGGGACGTATCGATGAATATCTGCGTAATGTGAAACTTGATCGAATGAGTCAAATGCAAACATCTATTCTGGGTATGGGACCAGAGGATGATATGTTTGACTCATTTGACATGCACCCCGAAGACATGAATATTCGGGTATACCCTGCAGGTGTTCGGGATGGATTTAGTAATCAATATTTTAATGAGAGATTAGAGGTCACTACATCTCATGCTATTGAAAATTCCATTCCAGGAAAATCCTTGAAGTGGATTGTCAAGGAGATGAACACAAATAAGATCCTGGGATTTTGTAGGTTTGGTTCTCCCACGATCAACTCCAAACCTCGCAATGAGTGGTTGGGCAGCGTTCCCGAACTGACACGATTCAATCGTCATGCGATCATGGGATTTATTATTGTCCCGACTCAACCGTTTGGTTTCAATTACCTGGGTGGTAAACTCCTGGCACTCCTGTGTTGTTCCCACACCGCCCGTGAGACGTTAAATAGTAAGTATGACGCAGACATCTGTCTGTTTGAAACAACGTCTCTCTACGGGTCTACAAAGTCCTCCTCACAGTATGACGGTCTCAAACCATACATGAGATATAAGGGACTTACTCAGAGTGATTTTACTCCCCTTCTACATGATGAAATCTTTCAGGAGTTAAACAAATGGTTTATAGCACGGAACGGGGACAAGAGTCTGGTGAAAGAGGACGCCTCCAGTCGCAAACTCAAAACCCAACAGAAAATGATCTCGGTGATCAAGAAAAGCTTACCTTCTCAAAAGGTTGCGGAGTTCCAAACTGCGATTGTAAGTGCAAAAAACCTGACTGAACAAAAACGTTTCTACATGTCTGATTATGGATTCAGCAACGCTCGTGAAGTTATTATGGGTGAACAAGAAACTCTTACTCCTGGCCAAAATTATGAAAAGTTCCATACCGAGAACTTGATTAAGTGGTGGAAGAGGAAGGCATCCAACCGATATGAGAAACTAAAATCTGAAGGTAGACTCCGCACAAAAGTAGAAACTTGGAATTCAAATCCAGATGAGATAGATATTATTAGATAATTGAGAACTTTATGACTCTAATTTGCAACCTACCCTCAGAAAAAGTCTGGGTTCGTAAAGAGTATCTGACTGATCACCAAAGTGGTCATGGTGAGTTTGTTGAAGGTATTTGGGTAACTGCTAAGAGTATCCCTGGTCGTGCTTTTTACTTCGAGACATATCTCCCCGAGTATGGAGCTATGTACGACAAACTTCCCATCAGTGCTTTTGTTTCTCGTCCAGAAACACCAGATCCTGATTTAGATTTACCCAATCTACAGTTTTGGAACTGTATGGATTATGATGTAACTGCTATTGTAAAAAGTATCGTTGCATCGATGGAGTGGGAAGTAAGAACAAGACATTTTGGGAATATCAAAGGTACGTATATTTGTACTCTCGATAACTATCATGGAAACATCGATACTATTGATGCATCCACTAGTGAACTTCCTGACGAACATAAATCGTTCAATTTGATTGGACTCAGGAATGGTCAATATGCATTATATCCCAACAATAGAAGTCGTATTTACGATATTTCTATGACACCTTCATCACCAAAGGTGCCCGACTTCAAAGTATCTACTCAGTTTTATCAGGTAGAGAATGGTGTTGAGTGGGGAAGACTCGGTGATTGTGATGATTATTTCTGGACTACTCCAGATGAAAGGGTAGA